TTACTGAAAGAGTTGCATTGGTGGAAGAAATTGTGAGAGCCGTCAAAGACGAACTGCACAGTGTCTTCCAAGAACTCAAATCACAGTCTGGGCAGGAAACCCCGAAGAAGAACTCTCTCGACACGGAAGAAATTATCAAACGTGCAATCAGGCAAAGCATCCCAATGCATATACCAACATGGAGGTTATAAAAATGTCGGAGATAGAAAGCCAAGCGCAGTTGGAAGAACTGCTGAATAACCCGGAGAAGTTTAAGGACTACGTGGCAAGTCAGTCCAAAGAGGTTCTTGGCGAAACCGTCAAAGAACAAATGGAACAAGCCCTGAAAGAAGTAGGGGCCGTTAGTCGACCTCCGATGTCTGAAGAGGCAGCAGCCGAGGCAACCCCAGTGATGGGCAAGGAATACGGTGGTGGATGGTCAGGCAAGGACGAGACCAAGATAGACCTCGCTCGTGAAGCTAAAAGCATGGACGGGCAGTTTAAGTCTTTCGGTGAGTTCCTTACCACGATGGCTCCCGGAACGATCAGCCGAAGCGGATTTGATGCAAGACTTAAGGTACTAGGTGAAGGTCAAGGCGACCAAGGCGGGTTCCTTGTACCGGAGCAGTTCACTGCCCAACTACTCGCATTGGCATTAGAGGATTCAGTAGTCAGGCCAAGAGCCTTCAGGCTCCCGATGACCTCTCTCAATCTTGCGCTTCCGACCATTGTCGATTCCACCCATGCCACGACCGTCTATGGTGGGGTGCGAGGGTACTGGACTCCAGAGAGCGGTTCCTACACAGCTTCCGAGCCAAGCTTTGGTCGAGTCCAACTGACTGCAAAGAAACTCACTGCGTACACAAGCGCAGCGAATGAGCTTCTTGCAGACTCGGCCATCTCTCTTGAAGCATTACTGATGCGGTTATTCCCACAAGCACTCGCCTACTTTGAAGACGATTCTTTTGTCAATGGGGTGGGTGGAGGGCAGCCCGTGGGTATCCTCAATGCGGACGCCTTGGTCACGGTAGCCAAGGAGACCGGGCAAGCAGCGACCACTATCGTCGCAGAGAACATCGACAAGATGTACAGTCGGATGCTACCAAGCAGCCGAAGCCGGGCCGTCTGGCTTGCCCATCCAGACACCCTCCCACAGATCGTTTCGATGAGCCGAAGCGTTGGTACTGGTGGATCTGCCGTAATGATGAATTCAATGGCAGGCGCAGCACCAGCCTCCCTCTACGGAAGGCCGTTGATCCTTACTGAGAAATGCCAGACGCTAGGAACCGCCGGAGATCTCTTCTTTGTCGACTTTGGCTACTACGTTATCGGGGATCGGCAATCAATCAGCATGGCAGCTTCCCCTCACGTTCGTTTCCAGAACGACGAGACTGTATGGAGATTCACCCAACGAGTGGATGGTCGTCCGTGGCTTGAGTCTGCATTGACCCCACGAAACGGCAGCAACACGCTCAGCCCATTCGTAAATCTGGCCACAAGGTCATAAGGAGAAATATGATTAACACAGTTGAAGCCCCCGGTGGAGCAGGACTAAAGGCAGTTTGCCCTCATTGTGGCAAGAGTGACTACGACCAAATCGAATATCCTCGCAGCTGCAAGCGATGCGAAGCCCCTATGGACAACAAGGCAGCCAAGGAGTGGGCTGAACTCAGGAACTCAAAAGGGATCGTATAACCTAGTGGTGCAGAAGCAAAACTTAGCTTCTGACACGAGCAATAGGAGGAAGTAATGTCTCAAAGGTTAAGTGAACACGCCGATATCGACCTCATGGTCGAGCAGGATATCGGAGGTACAAATGCCTCCAATGACGGCGGTTGGTTGTCGATGAAGAACTACGCTAGAGCATTGTTCTACATAGAATTGGGGACATGGGATTCCGGCGACGACCTCGATGAAGCGAGAATTCAGCAGGCAACCGACTCATCTGGAACCTCTGCCAAAGACCTAACTACCGATGCCTCTGGAGGGAACTACGATACAGACAATCCAATTGACGCAGACGGCGATTTCGTCATCATCGAGATACGTGCCGAGGATATGGATGTTGATAATGGTTTCGACTTTATCCGGGGCTATGTCGCAGAAGGTGGAAACTCTGGCGTAGATAACGTGATGGGTGTATTGATCCGCTACGGTTACGCCTACCCCAAGAAGGAACTGCAAGGCGCAGCCAGCACTGGTTCTCAAGTCTATGTGGACATAAATACGTAGGATGGGTAGGACAATCTCAGGCAGCAAGTATTTGATTCCGAGTGATATGCCTCCGCTTGCTTGGGCAAATGAGGTGTGGAACACAATGGACGAACTTGGGGTCACTGAGAGCGAAGCAAAAACTATCGTGGCTGCTCGTTATGAGAAATCAGAGGAGCAGCCAGCGGTAGACAAAATGGTCAAACAATCTCGTAACAAGGGGGTATAGATGGCTGATACAAATACGAACCGCCAACGACTAACTGAAGTCGGGCAGCTTGGGTTCCGAGTGGACAGGGCAACAGCTTCCCTTCCTCAGACCACCGATGGCGCACTTTTTACGATAACTGGTGGGCGAATATATTTGACCGCCATTATCGGTGAAGTTACCACGGTGATGCAGACTCAGGCTAACAACACAAAGTTGGTTTTCAATCCGTCTGCGACAGGTGCAGATCAGGATATGTGCGCCGTGCTAAACACGACCGGGGATGCAGTAGGCACTTTGTACACGATAAGTGGTACCGTAGGTGATGCACTTCGTGACGATCTTCATATTGGCATTAGCATGACCTACCCGATGATACTGTCAGAGGGTGACATAGAGTTAAACTGTGCTGCGTCGAACACCGGGTCTGTGAGTTGGACGATGTTTTATTATCCAATCGACACAGGTGCAACCGTAGCGTCGGCATAGCCGAGGAGTAGTAATCAATGACAACTGAAACCGAAGAAAACAATCAAGAAGAAACCACCGAGGAAGAGGTAGCTGAAGAGGCTGCCGAGGAAACCACTGAGGAAGAAGCTTCCGAAGAAGAAGCTGAAGGAGAATAAGCGATGGCAGGGACAATCACAGAAGCCCTGACTTCTGGTCGACCACCAGTAAAGGTAATAACCCTTACCTGCACCGCTGACGCTTCCGATGGTTCGTTTCCCTCGACGGCCTTGACGAATATTCCGCATAACGAAATCGGTGGTCGGTTATTGCAGATTGCAACAGATCCTAGTGGCGATACCGCTCCTCAAGCGAACTACGACATAGTCTTGACAGAAGGTGGGGGAGCAGATCTTCTACTAGGGGTGGGAGCGAATCGACATACGTCAAGTTCCGAGGTAGCGGTTATCGAAAGCAATGGAACCCACGCTGTCTACAGTGGGACTGATACGCTGACGTTGAGCATCTCTAATAACAACGTCAACAGTGCAGGGATCACGATCAAGATTTACTACACCGAAGGTGTATAGAAGAAGGTGTCCATGTCGTGGGAACAGTTGCAGGCGATACTGAAGGAAAACAAGCAGACGCAGATAGATGCGAACACAACTCCTCCAGTGGCTTGCCCTATAGACGGAGCGATTCTGGACATAGGGTTAAGAGGCGCAAGGAATTGTCCTCTCGGTAATTTTCGGTGGGTAGGGTAGGTCTACCTTTCTTCCTGCCCTGCCCACCATAACTAAATAGGTGACACCCACCTTCTAGAAAGCAAGGAGGCAAACGTGTCGAACTGGTACACCACCCGTGAAGCTGTAAAGCGAGCGGGTAGGATTAATGGCGTTTTGTCTGATCTGAGGATTGACAGGATTATCGAATCTTGCAGTCGTCAGATTGATTTGTCTACACGAAGATTTTTCATCCCTAAAACAGAAACCAGATTGTTCCGCTGGCCTCCTCGCCAGACCTCTTTGCTTACGGTTCTGTGGCTCGATCAGGACTTGCTTTCTGTTACCACTCTCCAGAGTGAAGCCCAGAACACTTCCCCGACTACAATCGCATCCAGTGATTATTTCCTAGAGCCAAATAATCAAGGCCCACCCTACGACAGAATCGAAATAGATTTATCCAGTACAGCTGCGTATCAAGCTGGTGATAGTCCACAACGCTCGATAAGCGTTGCAGGGTCTTGGGGATATACGAGCAACACTCGATCTGGTGGAACTGTTGCGAGCGGTCTGGATTCCGATGCGACAGCCACGACTATGGTTTGCTCAAATGCAGGGCTGATCGGTGTTGGAGATACCCTCTTAATACAGAGCGAACAGTTATTCGTCAGTGAACGAGATTTCGCTGCTCGTGGTTCGATTCTCTTAAATGGCGCATTAACGTCCAACCAATCTAACGTCACGGTCACTGTAGATGGTAGCCATGGGATAGTTGCAGGCGAAACCATCAGGGTGGAATCTGAGCAGATGTATGTCGTCAGCGTAGCCACGAATGACCTGACGGTTATCAGGGCTTATAACGGCTCGGTTCTCGCTGCACATAACGACGATACGGCAGTCCATATCAATCGCACCCTCACCGTAGAGAGAGGGGTGAATGGCACGACCGCAGCTGTCCATGCCGATGCCACCGCTATCACTCCCTATGAACCACCACTGGATATTCAGAGCCTTTGCCTTGGAGAGACTTTGGCGATGTTTGCCCAAGAGGAAGCGCAGTGGGGCAGGGCTGTTGGCCCCGGTGATTCAGCAAGAGAATTCACGACCCTTGATCTGGCTGCCCGAAAACATCGCACGGTTGGATATTACAGCCGGGTCAGGGTGGCAACTGTATGACAAGGCCGGGTATTGACATCGACATATCTGGGCCACTGTTTAAGCATGGCGGTCGTTTTGCGAGAGAAGCAATGGAAGACGCTGTGCAAGAACTCATCGAGTTGGGTGAAGACCGCCTCGATAGAGGATTGCGCCGAAGCCCAGCTGGCTTGTTTTTGTCAACTGGTGAAGCTAGGCCAAAGAGAGCATCTGTTGGGAATTACAGGAGACGAGTTATAGAGGGGAATGTAGTTCAAGGGCTAAAGGGGCGTATCGACGATGATGGCGTGATATATGGCCCTTGGCTGGAAGGCACGAGTAGCCGAAACCAAACAACTAGGTTTCCGGGTTACGGAGCATTTCGGATGACTGCACAATGGCTGGAAAAACAGAGTGACGATGTCCTTAAAAAGAACATTAGCAAGGCTGTGAGAAGGATGAGGGGGAGATAGTGGCGTTCGCAATTAAAACCACTCTGGAATCTATCCAAGGATACCTCGCAGCTTCTGGGTACTTTCACGATGTCCAGATTGGAGAACCCAAACAACCGCCAGCCGGGGAACTTGCTGCTGCAATTTATATGTCTAGCGTTAATGTGGTTTTAGTGTTTGCCAATGGTGGAACACGAGAAAATCATCAAATTATGGTCAGGATTTATCTGAATATGCTTTCTCTCCCAGAAGAGGATATTGAAAAACGAATGGCTGAAGTAGTATCCAAAGTTACAAGTGATCTCATAGGAGATGCTGACCAGAGAGGCACAGTGATGACCATTGACGTAGGTGGAATGCATGGCCCTGCTCTCAATATCCGCTGGGGCCATGTAGATGTTGGCGGTACTATGTACCGGGTCGCTGATATGCTCGTTCCCGTAATCGTCGATGATTCTGGAACGGTAACGGTATGAGCGAAAAGACGTACATAGTGAGAAACCCACGAGGGATACCCAAAGGAATCATGATCCTGTCATGGCGACCACAAGGGAAGCCAGACGAAACACAGGATTGGTACGAGGGGGATACGTTTATTCCTCCAGACGGCATGGATGCAGCCGACGTAGAAGATTGGTTAGAGTCAGGTTTTATTGAGGAGGTTTTGTAATGGCAAAAAAGGCCGGGCTGGCACAACAGATTTTCGTGCAGGGGTACGACTTATCTGGAGACGTAAGTGCGATTAACAACGCTTCTTCTCCCAGAGGTGTTCAGGAGATAACTGGAATCAACGCCTCTGGGGTTGAGCGGATCATGCCGAGGACTGATGGGGCTATCAATTACAACACGTGGTTCAATGACGCTGCACTGCAAGAACACGTTATTCTATCCAGCCTGCCGACCACTGACTCCCTTGTCCTTTGGGCATTGGGAGGGTCTATAGGGGATGCAGCTGCGATGCTAGTTTCCAAGCAACTTGATTACCCTGTCACAAAAGCTGCCGACGGTTCACTTGCTGCGACTATTGACTGCCAAGGAAATGGAGAGCCGTTGGAATGGGGCGTAATGCTCACCGCAGGGAAGATCACGCATGGTAGTGCCACAGCAGCAGGTAGTGGGACTAGCTTCGATCAGGGAGCAGCGACATCCAGTGGTGCTGTAGGTATGCTGCATATCATGGATATCAGCTCTGGCTCACCTAGCTTTACCATTCAAGATAGTGCGAACAATTCCAGTTTCGCATCCATTATTGGGTTTAGCACAGTAGCAGACGGTGCAGAACCAAAAGCCGAGCGTGTAAGTATGACAGGCACTGTCAGGCGGTATATCTCTGTCGCTTCAACAGGTACATTCAGCGATTGCGTTTTTGCTGCAGCTATTAGAGTTGGCACAGCCCAAGACGATGTCGCTTACACGTAGTCATGAATGATCGCTATTCAATAAAAGCACCTGTCTCCACCCACTGGAGAGAGGCTACGTGCGAGGAGGTGGATTGTCGCAAACATACCACTGGATGGCAGACGCATTGCAACGTCGGATCAGAACTAGGAAGGATGCAAGTTGAGTATCTTAGGTCTGGGAAAAGTGGCAGGCGATTTACTGAACGTATGGATGTCGAGGGAATTGTGATCTTTAGTTTCTCGCCGGGGCAGCAATGTTTCACAACCCATACCAAAAAGATTGAGGATAAGGGTCATTTATTACTTAGGGAGTCAAATGGTCAGCGACAGATTTTAGAGCCTGACCGCTGGATGTGGGACTTTAACGAATCAATGGAAAAACATAGGAGGTAACCATGGCAAAAGAAGCACCTACGCTTACTGTGGCGGTTGATGATTCTGGAGGCTCTGCAAGGAGCATAGAGAACGACATTACGAATCTCGACTTCGCTACACCAAGAGCAGTGCAGGATGTCACAGGGGTAAATAAGTCAGCGATTGAAAGATTGCTACTCCTCGCAGACTTTTCGGTCACCTTGAACGGCGTATTTAACGACGCCAGCAATCTCAGCCACGACGTATTCAAAACCGTGCCAAGCACTAGCGTGGCACGAACTACTACGATTGTTATGTCTGGGCAGACCTTAGCGTGCGAAGCATTCTATACGGACTACTCACTCAGCAGGGCGCAAAGCGGAGAACTTACGTGGTCGGCTCCCGGTGCGTTGTCTGGTGGTGCAGTGCCAACGTGGGCATAAGAAGTGCGTGTAGGCTCTGGGAGGGGCTTAAATGGCCCCTCCTAACCAACACTGCAGAAGGAGGAGTTATGGCTGGTCGTTTTAGGCTCCCGATGAGGGATGCACGGATAATATTTGAGGCAGGAACTGCGTTTGAAGGGGCCGAGGTTAAATGCCGACTCGATGTAGAAATCGGCATGGTAACCGACATCCAAGACCTAATTGAGGCGTCGAAGCACGCTCATGCGTATGAGGTATTCGGCGACGCTATTCTGGTCGAGTGGAATCTTGAGGATCAGAAAGGGAACCTTCTTCCTGCTAATGGCAAGGGGATGAAGCGAGTTACAGCTGGGTTTGCCGAAGCATTGATGACGCTATGGATGGAGGCTGTTACCCAAGTTGATAACCCTTTAGAGCAGCCATCCAGAAATGGAAGCACGTTGGAGGAGCAGTTGGGCGTGATGGCGTCGTAGTCAGGGAGCCTTGGACATTACAGAAGGCAAGGATGATTGACCGTATGTGTCAGAGGTACAGCTGTCTCCCGTCTCAGGTTTTAGAAGAGGATGTAGCCCTGATCCGCACTCTCAATATCCTGTCAGAAGCTGGGGAACTGAACCCATCTTCTGAAGGTGGTACGCAACCTAGTGAACCAACGGACATAGAATCTAGCTTGGCTAATGTTTCTTTTAGGAATGAATAATGGCAAATGAAGTAGAAATACGAGTAACTGCTGACGCTTCCAAAGCAGAACGAGGGCTGAAGGGGTTACGTGGTTCTCTAAATAGTTTGGGGAAGAGTGCTAGGGTTGCTGGTGCTGCGCTCACAGCCGTAGGGGTTGGGGGCGCAATCGCAATCGGGAAGGTTGTGGCTTCTTACAAGGATCAGGAAATTGGGATCGCCAAGCTGAATCAGTCTCTGATTAACGTCGGTCATACGTATCAAGGCAATGCAGCGTCCATAGAAACGGTTATTGATGCGATTCAACGGAAGACCAACTTCGGAGACGAGGCGCAAAGAGAATCGCTACAGACCCTCATCACTATTGGGGGGAAGTACGAGGGATCGCTTCAGGCTTTGCAAGTGGCAACGGACATGGCGGTTGGAGCCAATATGTCTCTGGAGGGTGCGTCGCTATTGCTGGCAAAGGCAATAGCCGGGGAAACAAGTTCTTTATCTCGATACGGAATCAAGTTGGCAGAAGGTGCGACACAGACTGAAATAATGACTGCCCTCACCGAGCAATTCGGTGGAATGGCAGAGGCAGCAGCAGACCCTATGAAGCAGCTAGGCAATAGGGTCGGGGACACTGCTCAAGAATTCGGGAAACATCTTGCCCCATTTATAGATAGGGCAGCAGGATTTCTAGAGAGGCTGTCGGACAAGATAAACAACGCCGACCCAAGGATGATGAAGTTGATCAGTTTGATCGCCGGGGCAACTGCGGTATTTGCGTTGATTGGTGGGCCAATACTTATTCTAATAGGACTCTTGCCCATGCTCGCTATGGGATTTGGGGTGCTAGCAACTGCGATGGGGCCAATAACGATAGGGCTTGGAATTATTGCAGGGGCTATTGCTCTTGGTATTTTGGCGTGGAAGAACTGGGACAAGATTGTTGAGTTCGTAAGAGGCCGTCTCAATAAACAATTCGGATGGCTATTTCCGGGCGGTAAACTCCCAGAGTCAATCAAAGAACTCAAAAACTTATGGAACAATACTTGGCAGAGCATGAAAGATTGGTTCTTTAAGATTGGGCGAATGATTACAGGTGGCATTGAAGATATCGCCAATGGTTTTATCGGAATGGTGAACAAGATCATCGACGCAGCGCACAATATTGGATTGCTGAAGGACGTTGCTAGGCTGGACGAATTCGAACTGAGTTTCGATGATATGGTCGAATCCGTTGGGAGCAAAGCTATAGAAATGGCAGATAAGGCCAAAGAAGGATTAACGAAGGTTGTGGAAGAGGTAAAAACTTTTACGACTGATGCCGTTGATGATATCAAAGAAGGGGCGAAACAGGGGTTCGACGAAATCTTGAAACTTGCTGGCAAAACACAGGAAATACTTGGGGAGTTTAACCAGCTTGGAGGTATCGAAGAGGGATTGGTTGGTGGGATGCTTGCACCCGGTGCGCCCGGTGCGCCAACTGTACCCGGTGGGCCAACTGATCCAACTGCGCCCGGTGCAGCAGGGGCAGCAGCAGTAGGAGGAGGAGGAGGAGGAATGTCTGGCCCACGAAGTGGCACCCGGCATTTCGCTCGTGAAGGAGGAGTGACTACGCTTACTACTAAGGCCGGAGTGGTAACGGACGCATTCTCTGCCATTCCACAGTTGGAGGCACAGAGAGGTGCTGGTGCTAAGTTTTTGAAAGCCTCTTTTGATCCTGCTGGACGACAGCCCGGCGAGACTGAGGCAGAGGCTGCAAAAAGGATAGCTGATTTCCATAAGAAACAAGCAAATTGGGCAAGAGAGCAAGAATCAGCGTTGATAGAAATTGCTTCAATGTCCAATCAGACCAACAGGACAAAGGCGTTGACTCAGTTCCTGAATGATGTGGGGGGGAAGTCGAACATTGACTCAAGATTGGGTAAATTGTTTAACCGTGCTTCATCCTCTGACTCAAATCCAACACGGTCGTTTGGGAAAGGATTGAGTGGGAAAGACACCCGGTTGGCTCTTGAGGCGATGCACCATGTGCAAGAAGCAGCGAACAGGAAATGGATATCTGAAAACTATATGCCTATCGACAAACTAGGCGCAAGTTTGTCAGGGGATGTTGATTGGTGGGCAATGAGAGGATTGGCTAAGGGTGGGGTCGTTACCAGACCCACGATGGCACTGATAGGAGAGGCAGGGCCAGAGGCAGTTATACCTCTGGGCAAAGGCGGTGGAATGGCTCCTACAATCAACGTCACGATCTCTGGCAATACCGTATTTGGCGAAATGGATTTCAAAAGATTAGTAGTGAAAGCAGTCACAGACTCGCATCGCAGAGGCGGTCTGCCGTTCCTTGGGAGGGCTTAACGTATGGCAAATGAATTCAAGCATAAAGCTGTTGGTACGATCCTCACGCAGGGAGAATTTGAGGCTACCGATTCCCACGTGTTCAATTCTCAAGCTACAGGCGATATTGTCTACGCCTCTAGTTCTAGCCAATTGAGCCGACTCGCAAAGGGAGCAGACAATACTATCCTCACGTTGTCGTCCAATATTCCTGCATGGACGGCGACCCCGACGCTTACATCTCTGACGATTGGAACCGGGGTTTTTACAGATGATGTAATCACGTTCACTCCGAGTGCAAGTGACACGATCACAATGACCGCCGGGACGAACGGAACTTTCAGTCTTGTCACCGTAGACGCAGCAGCAGCAGCAGCAAATATTTCTATAGTAGCTGATGGCACAGTGGACATCGATTCGGCAGGGATTCTGACTCTTGATTCTGGCGCAGCTATAAATATCGAACCAGCTGCTGGCTCTGCCATATTGCTGGATGGGGTCTGGACGTTCGATGGATCAGTTGCTACTCCTGTCGCAACAGCCCACAACGTGGCAGGCACAGCAGCAAGCATTTCTGGTGGAACTACGACCGCCGGAACCACCAGCAATATTGCTGGCGGTACGCTGACCATCGCTGGCGGTCGCGGCAAAGGATCGGGTGCTGGCGGTGACATTGTATTCCAAACCGCAAATGCAGCAGGCTCTGGTTCGTCGCTAAACGCACTCGCAACCGCTCTCACGATTAGTGATGATTTGTCAGCGACATTTGGCGGTAGTATCGTAATGGTTCCTAGTGCGAGTGACACGATCACAATTGCAGGAGCCACTAACGGAGCTTTGAGCATTACGACCGTTGACGCTGGCGGTGCAGCTGCCAATTTGTCTTTAGTGGCAGATGGCACAGTCGATATAGACTCCGCTGGCGCACTTACCTTGGACTCAGGTGCTGCGATAAACCTTGAGCCTGCTTCTGGGTCAGTGATCCTCCTTGATGGAATTCTGACCGTCGATGCCGGGGTAGTCGTTCCAGTTGCAACAGCGCACAACGCAGCAGGAACGGCGATCAGTATTTCGGCAGGAACCACCACCGCAGGGACGACCGACAATATCGCTGGTGGCTCTTTGACACTGGAGGGCGGTAGAGGAAAAGGAAGCGGAGCAGGTGGAGATATCATATTCCGCACAGCAAATGCAGGGGGATCAGGCTCGTCGTTGAATGCACTTGCTACAGCTTTGACGCTTTCTGACGATCTGTCGGCGACATTTGGTGGGGGAGTGACATTTGCGCAAGACGTAACCATGACGGCAGGGAAGAATGTTGTTTTAGGTGATGGTAGTTCGGTAAATATATCTGCCCCATTGCTTGCAGGCACTGACCATACGTACTCAGGCACTACAGCGCAAATGCTTGCAGGGGGTGCTATATCCGCCTTTGATTTAGTATGTATCCATACAGTAACGGGTGAGGTGGTGGAGGCAGATGCCAGTGCAGCAGCAACCTCAAGAGTCATTGGGATTGCTCCTGCTGCGATCAGCGACACAGCCACTGGTACGGTTCTGCTTCATGGGTTTATCCGAGATGATACATGGGGTTGGACTACTGGTGGGGTTCTGTTTCTATCAGAGACGGCAGGAGCTATGACGCATACGGCTCCTACCACTGACGGGGCATTCGTACAGGCTGTTGGTATTGCCCTTGAGCCTGACGTTGTTTTCATTAACCCAAGTCTAGATGTAATCGAGCACGCATAATGGCAATAATTAGCTACCATATAACGTCAATGACTTCTAACGGCAGTACAACTGTGGCGAATCTGCGTTATTACACAGGTGCAGTCACTACGGAAAACGAGCAAGACCCGGATCAGCCCGGATCAACTGTTGCAGTGACACGATACCGCAGGACTGCAACGGTTGGCACAGAAACAGTAACCAAATCAGGGACGCATAGTCATGACGCAATGTTAAGCGACCTGAATACTGCACTAGCTACCAAGGCCACCGAACTAGGGCATACTCCACTAGAGGGGCAGACCGATGGGTAGAATAAATTCGCACCAATCACCTTCAGTGCTAGATGTGCGTGATCCTTACAGTGCGTTTTACCAAGGGCCTCATCACGGCAAACATTGGTACCTCTGGCACCCAGACGATATTGGTACCGCAAGGCCGATGAATGAAAACGAGTGGTTCAAGGCGTTTCAACCACTTCTGCTGAGGGTTATCAATACTGGGTATGGTAGGCAACTGATGGGGATAAGCCCTGCACTGCCGTTGATCGATCTTATTACAAAGAACACTATTCGGTATCCCTTGGGTGATGGTCAGTGGCAGTCGCAGTTTCACATGGGGGCTAAGTGGGCTAACGTCATCAGGTACAGATGGCCTGAGTTCAAGAGGTATGCTAGGTTTTTCTATGATATGCCTAATTTCTTCACGTTATTAAATATCGATGGCCGTGCGGTTCCAGCCCATGCCACGGCAACTGTGTACCCAGACCCCCACCCAGAATCAACTTCAGTTGGAGGTTATGGGTATGTATACGGTGGTTATTGGTACTTAAACCGTGCTGAATCTGATGCAGATGGCGGAAGTGACACCAATGATTATTGGTATCCTCAATGGCAAGTTGGCGATGACTCTCCCGGCATTAACCGTGCGTGGACTTTGTTTGACACCTCCAGTATCAGTACTGGAGATGTAGTTAGTGCAGCCGTAATTTCTGTAACTGGGTACTACGTAAACGACGCTTGGGACGCAAATGAAGAATATCACTACGTGACTATTACAGGTGGCTCACCGGCATCAAACACCGCTATCGTGGCTGCCGATTACTCTGCTATGACTGCCTTAAATAGCCCGACAGAATTTGTGACTCGTAACATTAACCCAAGAAACTTTGATGACGATGATACTGCCTATAATAATGTCTTTACACTGAACGACAATGGGCGTTCAGCAGTTGACAAAGACGGTATCTCGAAGTTTCTATGGCGTGACTCCCACGACGTTGATTTCCCAGACCATGCAGATCGGCCCACAACTCTCGACAACAACTGTAAGGCACGTTCCGAAGACTATACAGGAACCTCTAAAGACCCCAAGCTAGTAGTTACTCACGTATCCAGCAATGTGGAGAAAATAAATGGACTTGCCCTGTCGGACATTGAAAAGTTCAACGGAATCACCTCTGCGAATGCGGAGAAAATTAATACGATAACCTTCTAATGAAGGGAGACATATGGCACTCGAAGTAGAAGTTCAGGCAACGGTTGCAGATATACAGGAGCTACTCAGGGTGAACCCGATAGCTGCCCAACAATTACAAACTATTACATGGCAACGACGCGCTTCCGAACTGGAAGCCCAACTGGTAGAGGAGCAAGCAAAGAACCTGAACGGATCGAAGGAAGTGAAAAATGGCGGTCGGGATAGGAGTAACTCTGGAAGTTGATTGGGACGCGGACGGCAATTTCGCCAACGCCAATTCAAACGTATCTGGCAACGTCCTAACCCTTGATTGGAGTCGTGGGAGAGACAGTGCCAGCCAGCTGACAGGCAGGGCCACTGCTGGCGAACTGGAAGCGACCCTCAAAAACGAAGACAACCTATATAACAGTTTTAACAGCGGTGGCGATCTGTATGGGAAAATCCTGCCGGGGCTAGCTGTAAGACTAAGGATTAGTTCTGTGGCAGATGTGGTGTTTCCATACACATTCCCCTTGACGTTTTCGGAACAGGAGCCAGCGTGGAGGGGGTATCTTGATAGCGTATCTCCTTCGTTTCTCAGGGATAGTGGGAAGGAATTAGTTTTGAGGGCCACTGGCTCTCTGGCACGTATTGCAGCCAGAGAGACTGCCGAGATCGTGACCTCCACTTCCATCCGCACCGGGGCAGCTATTACGCTGGTCATTAACGACGCAGACAGTTCAATCCCGACAGACATAGATACAGGCGAAACCACTATGACGAGATGGTGGACATCAGCACAGCCAGCCTTGGACGCTGTCCGTGCTATCGAAGAAACTGAAATTGGATATGTGGGAGAATCTCCAGACGGAGAAATCGTATTTGAATCAAGACAAAGTAGATTAAAGTCTCCACATACTGTTAGCCAAGGGACGTTCTCCGATGCAGTGGATGCCACCCTGACATATGCAGATATAGTGCAGCTTGATCCTCTATCCGAAACCTACAATACTATGAACGCCATCGTCCAGCTTTATACTGTTGGGAGCTTGGCAGTGCTATGGACACTGGCAGAAAGTGGGGCTAACAGCCCTCCGCTACTGGCTGGTGCGACGAAGATTTTCATAGCCAAATTCCCAAGTGCTGCCTCTGTTACAAATGCCAGCCACGTAAACGCTTGGACGACCACAGCAGCGACAACGGATATGCTTGCGAATGCAGCTGCAGACGGCACAGGAACAAACCTGACCTCTTCGATAACGATTGGCGTTGCTAAGTACGCTGAAAGCATGGAGATCACTCTTACGAATGGCTCCACTACAGATGCCTTCATCACCAAGCTGCAAGCGAGGGGAACCCCGGTTACAGCCGACGATCCATTAAAGATCGTCGAGCAGGACGCAACAAGCCAAGCAAGCTTTGGCAAGCGCACGTTCCCACTAGAGGGGCCGTTTATCCCCTCTGAGCAGGACGCTCGGGACTATATGAAGTTCCTGCTATCCATTCACAAAGACCCGATGAAAATGTTGTCGGTTACGTGGGATGGCAACAAAGACGATACGCACAAAACCAAGGCGAGAGAACTTGATATTTCAGACCGAATCACCGTAGTCGCATCTAATAGATCAGGGCTAGGAATCAACACCGACTTCTTCATCGAGTATATGCGCCACTCGATGGACATGGAAGGCAGATATTCAGTCACCTACGAATGCTCCGACGCTACTGCATATGGTGGGTTCTGGGTGCTAGATGTAGGGAAGTTAGGCGCAAGTACACGATTCGCAATCTAGGAGAAACAGATGGCTTGGACTACGCCGAGAACATGGGTCACTGGAGAAATGGTGACTGAAACTATAATGGACACAGACCATAAAGCGAACCTTGACGCACTGAGTGGGCATGGTCACTCAAACGCAGCAGGGGATGGATCGTCAAGCCTTGGCAATCTAGTGAAAAAAACGTACTCCGACCAAGGCTCTGCACCTACCGCCCCAAGTACAGGTCTAACCACTATTTACACCATATCAGGAAGGCCATTCTACCGGGCTGCTGGAGGGGCTAGTACCCAGATGTTAATAATGGCTGACGTACACGCTCAAAGCCACGACTCCTCGCACGAGCCATCAGGTGGGGATGTGATGGAAGTCGACGCTGTGGCTGGCACTGGCAGCCTTAGAACGCTTGGCACTGGCAGCCAACAGGCTGCAGCTGGGAATCATACTCACTAGGAGGACGACATGGCTTGGACTACGCCGAGGGATTACGTTTCTAACGAAATCCTGACTGCCACGATTTTCAACACAGATCACAGAGATAATTTTAATGTGCTCTCAACTCACGCCCATACAAATTCTGCTGGGCAAGGTAGCAGCACATTGGGGAATCTCGTCAAAGCTACTTTCACGGATGCCTCAGCACCCGCTGCGCCGGGGTCTGGTCTGACAGTTTTATATACCGTAGGGGGGAGACCGTACTACAGGGCAGGGTCAGGAGGGGCGAGTACGCAGCTTGCTATTCTCGCCGACGTACACGCCCAGACGCACGCTTCGGCTCATCAGCCGGGCGGTGCTGATACTATGGCAGTGGACGCAGGGGCAGGCGTAGGATCATTACGAACACTCTCAACAACTTCCACATCTGCTGCTGCCGGGAATCATACCCATACTGCTGTTGAAAGTGTTGCAGGTGTATCAGCAGAACATTCGGATTCTGACAGTGCAGCGATCCCCATAATAACTGGCGACAACACCGGGTCAGTGGCATTTGGTGGGTCGCATACGGTAGCGACGCAAACAATCTCCCCAGCTACCTCGGCACGTATGTGGGCAGCTGGTTTTCTTGTGGTGCAACCCGTGTCTTTCACCAGTTGTACGATGGTAGCGGAATTGCTCATCGACGGAAATACCGTCGACAGCGAGACGCTATACACCAGTGACAGCGGTACGACTGTCACCACTGCTGCGCTTGCTGGCGAATACAACGTAAGTTCTGGTTCACGAATCGCTCTTATAAGAATCAGGCAAACGGCTGGGGGAGGTGCGCCAGATGGGTACAGCGCCGACGTTGCGGGCGGTCTTGGTTGTGGAGCGATGGTTGGTCAGTAGATAGGAAAAATACGAGAGGGGTGATATGAAGACTTTGAGTTTGTTCCTTGGGAAAATACGCCCTCAGATATTCTTAGCTCTGTGCATTTTAGGTGTTATCGCAGTGTTGGGGATCGGCGCAGACATGACGGAGATATCTGTCGGATGCATCGCAGGCGTGATAGCGTTAGCGAAGGATGTGCTAGCTGTTGATTCGGCCCCTTCTGTTGACGACAACTAGGATCGGAGTGATAAATGAAAAAACTAAACAGGCTGGCTAATCTATTGTTGAGGCCGTTCCGTATGGTATTGCGTAGCACTGTAGCTGGATCACGTAGCCTCTGGCGAGGGATTAGACGGATACCCTATTTGCTATCAGTTCCTCCGAGGCTCTTGTGGCGAGGGATTGTTGCTGTTGCCAAATCCATTGGGCGATCTCCACGAGCCACCTACGAGTCGCTTCGATCTGGTAGGGATTGGCTACTTGCTAAAGTCGAGTATTTGAATTCTGAAAGCCAGAAGTGGAGGACTGTTTTTAACATAGCGAAAAGTCCTTTTTCCCTACTTCGGGCTATGGGGTTCTCGCCCCAGATGGCAGCTACTATGTTATTCGGGGCCACAGCGGTAACTAGTGGTGTTGTAGTAAACGAGGTGATGGAAGGTCGATCTTTTGCGCGAGGGGATGCAGGCGTCTACACAGCACCGCTTGACGCTCCCGTTTTCTATGAAGAGAATTTCAACACGCTACGATTGGACTTAGGTTCGACGAGCGTTGGAAATATAACGATAGAGGATATCACTCTCGGTACAGCGTACACAGATTCAGCACTGCCAAACGGGGAAACGAAAGTAGTTATCGTTGGAGGGTTGCCTGCCGTGGTTGACCCTGCGTTCACAGAAACGTACCTAGAGGTCGGTACGCTTATCATAGATCGATGGCGATGCGGTACGTTGGCGATCACTAACTCTGAGGTACACAACTTGATAATCCGTTCCAATACCAGTGACGGCCAATCAATCTCGGCCGTTGCAGGAACGCCTAGAGATAGAGGAATTGGAGGCGGTAATCGTGCTGACGATATGCTGACGTCAGGCGGTTACTATGACCAATTGAAGATCACAGCTGCTAGTTCAGGAGTTAATGGCAAGGTTGATGTCCTCCAACTGAGTAACCTGTACAACAGGGGTAACTGCGTCATAGACAGGGTGAAAGCCGGAACGATGGATATCTCATTCAATGAAATTGGTGGCGACGAAGATTTAGCTACCAAGGCGTTCACCGTAGCGACAAGTGTAATTTACAAATCCTTCACGAATATAGAAAATGTTGAAGCGGAAATGGCATTGGCTGCAATTCAGTAGAAAAGCAGTATTCACAGCAAAATAATTCTGGTACGGTTACGTCGGTGTATATAGGTGGCCTCCCAATATACGCCCCACTTGGAGAATAGACCCGAATTCCCTTCGATTCGGGTCTATTTTTTTGTCTAAATACGTCCCCTTTTTTATGTAGAGTTAAATTGTATAAATTGGTCTAAATAAATACTTGACAAGTAATAACTACATCGCTATAGTAGGGGATGTAGACACAAACCGAAGGAGAAAGACAATGAACAACGAAATCCGAGAGGCCAAAATGAACAGGGCAGCAGCCAAGAGAAACGAAAACAAACAGGTCAAGACCCTGCTGCAAGGGTTAGGGTACAGCGACATCAAGGTCGGCCACAGCGGCCACGGCTGGCTGGACATTGAAACATCCATACCAACACCAACCGATTGCTTCTGCGCCGATGTACCTCGCAACATGGGACGATGCCAGAACTGCTCCCAAGTATGGCAAGCAGCCTACAGCCAAATCAAGACAGAAGCCAAGGCACAGACGGGACGGACAGGTGAGTATGACGGATATATACAAGTAAGGATGGCATTCCGATAAGGTGAGCCACCCCCACTACGGTGGGGGGTACTGACCCCCCACCTAAACACATTTGAAGGAGAGAAAAATGGCAACAATACGAATGGTGACGGAAATCAAAACACTGCCGATGGATGAGCAGGAAAGGGTTATCGTGCCCCGGAACGATCGTAGGCGCAATGGAACAATATTTGCTGGAGACCTCTTCAGAGATATTTTGTCCCCAAGTCAGGTATTCACCCTGATTCGTCAAACAGCATTCGGAGAAGTTGGCGACAATACAGGCTATAGCCAATATATGGTCGGAGATGTTTCGGTCGAAATGCGTTTCGACTATACCTTTCAAGGTGTCCAGTTAAGCGCAGGGATGTACCCACCTTACTACAGGCGAGTAATGGTGAAGAAGGACGACACGTTCTCCATACGTGATTTGAGGAGCAAGGTCGCAGAACTTCAGGCTTTGCTCGACGAGATAGATGCCGAGCGCAAGAGGCAGCAAGCAGAGACGCTCAGAAAGCGTGAAGAGGCAGAAGCAGCACGTGACGAGCTTTACTACAGAACAACTGCCTTGCTGAAAAATCTTGGAGATATTCCCCCCTCCAAATATAACGCAATATACCAAGGAAGCTACTGTATGGATACTGGAGTCTTTGCCTCGGTTTTCGATCTCCAGAAGGAAGAGATCGCTCTAAGCATCAACGGCCTCACGGTTGAACAGGCAAAGGTAGTTCTGGCGACAGTTCGCCAAATTAACGAATCACGAGGGGAGAAAGATGAACCCGACAAGCAATAGATGGAAACTATGGATGGAGCCACGGTATCAGGAGATACGTGATCGACCTTCAGTGGAGAAAATAGAGCCAAAGCCACCACGCCCACGATATGTCCTTTGGGTCAGTGGAGGTAGGGCGTTAGTTGATGGCGAGTTTCTTGTACTCACTGAAGTCGAAAAATACCTCATCTATAACGATGAATGCATTAGCACATTCAACCTTGATGTTGCGTCTCCTGAGATGGCTATAGCAATCGCCAAGAGGATTACAGGATGCTCAATGCTTGGGCTGGTAGAACTAGAGGATGATGGTGAATACTACGAGTGGTATGACGATCAAGGCCGGGATTTAGAAGAGTTGTCGGAAAAAACAGATGAAAGTGAGGCCAACTAATGGCGACACTCAAACAGGAACTCAGCGATTGGAGAGACGTTGCGGAGGAGTTGCTTTGTGAAGAAGTTACGAAATGGTTCCGAGTAGCTTGCGACTGTGGGCATACAAGGCAAAGCCACCTTCATCCAATCAAGTCCATCAGCGGTCAGTATGTGGTGGCAACGTGCAAAGGCTTGGACTGCTACTGTGCGAGTTTTGAAGAGGAAACAATCTGCCCAGAATGCTTACGATCCAACCTTAACGACGACAAGACCTTCTGCTGGAACTGCCAAGGGGTTTAGGGAGAGGTAACACGGAGCTTCGGCTCCGTGGGTAACCGACAAGGCTCGTACCTCAAGTCGAGCCAATACAGCATCGGTTAGAAAGGAAAGCACTATGGAGAAATCGGGGTTTGCTCTCATCTGCAAGAAGCGAGACTTGCATTATCGAATCGCCAAAGCTTGGCGGTATATGGAATATAAGGAGGCCGAAGAATGCCAGCAGGATTAACCGCTAACGACCAGATGATGTATACAGGAAAGGTTCCTTGGCACAGGCAGGGGATTGCTCTTGATGCCCCGGCTACAGCAGCAGAGGCCATTGCTGCTGCGAACCTTGGGTGGAGCGTAGTCCAGAAGCCTGTTTACGTACGTGAGGAATCTGGGGTCTTTCGCCCGGTCGATAACAAGTTAGCCATCGTCAGGCAGGATACGAACGAGGTGTTCGCTGTCTTGGGGAAAGGGTACGAACCTCTGCAAAACATTAGCGCATTCGGATTCTTTGACGATGTAATCGCACAAGGGGAAGCCATCTACCATACGGCAGGCAGCCTGTTTGGTGGGCGCAGGATATGGATACTAGCAAAACTCCCAGAGGACATTACTATCGGTAACGGGGACAAGGTAGAACCCTATATTCTACTGAGTAACTCTCACGATGGGAGCAAGGCAGTGCGCATGCAGACGACCCCTATCAGAGTCGTCTGCTGGAATACCCTCAACTACGCCATGTCTAGGGGAAGCGGAGGGTTTTACGGCAAGCATACGAGGAACATACTAAGCAGGGCGGAGGACGCTCGCAAGGAGCTTGATCTGGCCCATGCTTACTACGAGATATTTGCGAAGCAGGCAGATCAACTCCTTAACACCAAGATGACGGTCATCGACGTACAGAGGTATTTGCAACAGGTGTACAAGTTCAAGTCTGACAAGCCGTATGCAGACCAAGACCACCGGGTAGTCAAAGCCTACGAGACGACGCTTGATTTGCTAGGCCATCCGAGCAATACCGTCGGGGGAATGGCTGGCACTGCGTGGGCTGCATTCAATGCAGTAACGTACTACGTAGATCACGAGAGGGTCGTCAGGGGCAGCCTAGAGCAACAGGATGACAGGCGACTAGACGGAACATGGTTTGGAGTAGGGGCCGACATTCGGCAGAGAGCATATTCCCTGCTGACAAACTAAGAGGATCGGAGAGGGGCAGGCTTCTCCTGCCCCTTCTCTTGTTCGCCAAGTTAGTTTGTTGTAAAGTAATTTCATCTATGCAGAAAGGAGGTGCGGTGCATGGGACGACCTATATACGGATCAAGTTGTATCGAGGATAGTCCGTCGGAGCTTTCTGGAAGGGCAGAAGCACGGATACCTTGTTCAAGGTCAACGAAGGAATTTCTAAGCCAGTACAAGCGGAACAATGAACCCTACGATGTTTTGATCCGCCGAATGATGATTTCAGGTATACCGAAATCACTCGATACACTCACCCCTGCCGAGAGGCAGTGGGTTCTACTAAATCACTAAATAAGGGAGGCCATCTTGAGTGACTACGAAGTCAGAGCAACTATTCTGAGCATTGGTGAATTCAGGCAAGTCGGTTCGCCTGATAAGCCAAAGCAACTCGCTGATGTCGAGACACAGGTTGGGGACACAGCAGTGTCATATTCCGCTTTCAGTTTTCATGTAGCAAAACTGGAGGAGGGCAAAACGTACAACCTACTAATCAGGCCGACGAGTTCTGATTATCCCGACGGCAAGGCCAGCATCTGGAACGTGATTGGAGAGGTTCACGGAGCAACTCCTCCTCCCCAAGTAAAGGCTCCAGTACAGGCTCAACCTACCCCTGCACCAGTTGCTGCTCCAGTTGCAGTGGCTCCACCTGTGGAGACAACGGACGCACCGAAGCCAACGTATCTGAACCCCGACAGTTCGATGAGAATGCGAGAATATTTCATCACCAACAGGGAAGCACCGCGCCACGCAACCGCTATGGTTACGCTAATGGTGAACTTGCACATTGCTGGATTGCTGTGCGACAACAACGGGAACACTCTCGCAGGCACCCCACTGAACATAGACGACATGGTGGAATGGTTCAAACGGCATACAGATGCGTACTGGCGAGAGATTCTTGTACACAGGCCAGTGGATAGCTGGGGATTCCTCGCCGATACCCGAACTGGCGAAGAGGACTACATCCCAGAAGACTTTTTCAAACAGGGGTCTGGATCATGACTTCCCCAGTAGTACGGATGGAGACGATACGCAAACAGCACCTGTATTTCGTAGAGGGGGATGAGCGGATTGATTCCGCTCAGCCCCTTCCTTCTGTCAGCGGTATTGCTGGTGCTTCAGATCGAGGAGGAGACGGCCTTTTGTGGTGGGCGGTTAATTTGTACAGGCAAACAGGGAATCCCGGTGAGTTTGTACAGTCTGGCAAAAACAGCATGAAGGTCGGTCAGCAACTGCACGACCAGATTTACGAGTACCTAGAAACAGGCGAGGAGCCTGAAGGAGCGACTCCGCTCTTTGGTGCTTGGTATGCAGCGGTCAACGAACTTGGTATCAGGTTCTTTGGGTCTGAACTGAAGGTGTACCACGCAGGAGACAAGAAGCTAAAGATACCGCCTTTCGGTGGGACGCTCGATGCGCTTGGATATCTTGACGACGAGCCTGTTTTGCTCGATTGGAAAACGACCGATCAATTCAGGGTCAAAACAGACCCGAAGACCAGAGAGATTATCCGGGAGGCAAAGCGGTTCGATAGCACCAAGTACGCTGTCCAGCTAGGTGGGTACGTCGCTGCGCTTCGGGACATGAAGCAGCGTTTCCCTGAGTGGCCCCAGCCCACGAGGGCTTTTCTCTGCTACGTCTTCAAAGACACATTTGAAGTGCTGTGGCAGGAGATCAATCTGGAGAACGCCGTCAATGCGTTCGTTTATTGCAATTATTTGTACAAAGCACTCAAACCAGAAGGGGGTTTCTATGCTTAACCGAGCCTATTTAGACCACAACCCGTTTTGTGACGACCGATGCGACAAGGACTATGAACACGATCCTGTTCAATGCGATTACAAGTACGACAGGGCCATTGCAGCAGATACAAACACAACAATCGAAGGATTGGGCCAGATTGTCGCTAATGTGGACGACAAGTTCGACAGGATAGCCAACCTTTTAGAATGGGTCGTAGAACGACTCTACGATAGTTCGTACAACCCTTCAGACCGTGTCTATACGCCTCGCTACAAGGCTCCAACACCAGAACCAGCACCAACACAAGCGACCATACAAAGGAGAGGCCTGTGAGCAGCGTTACAAAAAAATACGATGTTTATACGTACGAGGACGAATCCATTGGGGTTCACGTTATAGCCAAGCAGATACATCTAAGGCACTTTGAAGGTGGAGGGCATATCACGGTCACCGCAAAAGGACTCGACGGAGATCGGTATACCGTATTCAAGGGGCGTACCCAGATCACGACAGAGGCCAGCAGGAAAAAGATTGGCAAATCTATCGAAGAGAGGGTCAGGGGTGATAAACGCACGGGAGACACCGGGATGCAGGGGGTTTTCGGGATAACGTCGGCAGTGGTAACCAATGACTGGGAGGCCACGATCTCAGACGCTATGGAGCAAATCCTTGAGACCCGGCAAGCAGGTGACCCACCAGTTAACTTGTACAAAGAAGAGGGGTTGTACGACGAAGAGGCGTGGAGGGTGCTGGGGTTGCTGTCTGAGGAGGTTAATATGATCTACGGCGACTCAGGAAGTGGCAAATCGTATCTTTCGATCATCTTAGGACAGGCCATCCAGCACGGTGTTCCGATCTGCGGACTTGATACGGTAAAGGGCAACGTTCTCCTGATCGACTACGAGACGAAAAAAAGCAACATGATGCGACGCTTGAAACGTGTCGATAAAGGGTTGAATCTTGAGGGTGACCCCATCCTGTATAGAATAGGGGAGGTCTCGTTGTATGATAGCAAGGACGCACTGCAAGACTACATCGTCCGCTATGATGTCCAGTTCTTGATTATCGACTCTCTGGCGAGGGCAGTTGGTGGCAGCATCACCGATGAAGAAGGGGTGGGTCTGTTTTTTGAGGCGATCAGGCAGATCAATTTGCCGTGTCTGATCATCCACCATACCAATAAGGGCGATGAGTATTTTGGCAGTACCTATATCAGGGCCAATGCAAGGAATATGTGGAGATTACGAAGCGTGCCAAGCGAAGGCCGTGGGGTGTTGTCCTTGCAGCTTGAACAACAGAAGGAGAACGACGGCCCTGCGATGGGGATGCTCGGTTTCCGACTGACCTTTGAAGGAGACGAGTTGCACGATCCTGAGAGCGTAACTCTCAGCCCTGAAGACCCGGCAGTCATCCCAGAACTCAGGAAATTCGCCCGGTTGTGGCAACAGATAGACAAACTCGTCAGAGAAACGCCCACTAACAAGGTTAGGATAGACGAGATTGAAGAATTGCTCAACCTGAACAAGTCAAAGAGCGAAACTTTGCGTAACTACGTCTGGGCGTTGCGGTACAACACCGGGACATACAAAAGACTCCCAGAAGTGCTTCATGTATACCCTTACGCCAAAAACGAGGGCGACCCTATACCGAAACCGATCTGGCTCTGCTCCAACAGCCCTGCAGGGTGGGAAGACCCTGCCGAAGACGGATATATCGAAGAGGAGCCGATACCAGAAAACGAAGGAACAGGTTTTCAGGTAATTCCGTCCGCTGACTTGCGTCCAAATAGGAGAACGGACATAGCATGGTGAGATATGGGGTTTATGCCTTCTAGAATGCTCGCTACACGCTTCTAGAGTGTTTCCCAGCCCTACAGTACCAGAATAACGAAAACGAAGGGGAGAGGATGATGGCATCACGAACAACGCCACAGGTAAATATATTCCAGCTGTTTTTCCAAGAGACAGCGTGGCTGAATGATTTTAGCGACCCTTACGGTAACAAGGTCTACGTAGAAACGACCTCTGTCCCGTCTGGGAAGGCACGAGATAAACTAAACGTCGACCTGATACGCATATTCTCGTCTGATCCAGAGTTGCCACCAGAACCTGAGACTATGAAGGGAAGAAAGGCCCTCTTACGTGCTATCGAAATTGGGCTAGGTGATGAGACAGGCAAGGTCGTGAATCCCTGTAAGTGGGATACGATCATCTACGGAAACGAGGAGTAATCACCGGGGGCAGGCACGGCAAACTTGCATAGGGTGCGGTCACCATCCGCTCTCCACCTCTGGAAAGTCCCATCCAGAGGGTTCACCCGACTAATCGCACCGAGGTAGCAAAGCGATGCAAGGCTATAGCTACCAGAAGAGGGGCTGTCTGCCCCCACTAATTTAATTAACGTATGTAGGAGGCCAATATGAAAGCAGGGTATGGACGAAGACGAGCGATCAGCACTATTCACGGCATGAAACCCATCGGCGAGTACGACCCCCAATCGAAGACCTATACTAAGTGGGTATACCAGAGCCATCGTCTGTGGAAGGCAGGAGGAGCCTTCACAGTGGACAAGATGTATCTCGATGAGTATTACCCTGAGTGCGAGTGGGTGATGATCTGGGAAAGAACGCACAGCAAGTCATATATCGCTCCAACATCACTTATTAGGGAACTATCTTGGAGGGATTCGTCAGGAAGGCTGCATACTACCGAATGGGGGGAGCAATATGCGCTTCCTTTTATGTACTGGAGGGAGGCAAAAATGGTAACGAATAATTCGGAGAGAATAGATGCCTAATCAACCCTAAAATAGCATCTCAACAAAACGTCAACATTTCTCAACAAATCTCAACGTCTTAAAATCTCAACAACGTAACAGCAATATTTGTATCTAAATTTAATTGTTGAGATTGTTGTTGAGATGGGGTCTCTTAAAGACCCCTTCTCTCAACAACATCTCAACATAATATATATATAAGGATTGAAGGAAACCGCATTATGAGAAAACCTAGTTATACGAAGAGTCACCAAATAGGGCTATTATATGATACCTATAGCCCTCAAACCCTTAGGCAGTTGTTTCCCGATGAAATAAAACCAAAACAACCTAAAAAGAAAACTCCCAACAGGTCAGCAAGAAGCAAAGGCAATAAGGCCGAAGCATTACTTCAACAACTGCTAGAGGAAAAAGGCTATGAAGTGAGAAGGACTCACCTGTCTGCTTACCCGGATATCATCGCATGGTCTGAAGACGAACTTATGCTTATAGAAGTGAAGTCACGCACCTATCAGCCCGATGCCCTGTCTAGGGTTAAGTCAGTGTTCAAGACTAGTGCTAAGACGCTCACAAGTGTACCAAACGGGGCTAAGGTGCTATGCTACGTGCATCTTTCTGGTCACTGGGTGGCACTTCAATGTATCAATGGAACCATCTCGCAGATTCAATCTATCGTCGGTGAGGAAAGACTATGGCTAGGAAAACAGGCGCAAGTCGCAGGCAAAGCGTAGCTGTAAGGCTCAAGGGTCAGCAAGCAATCAACCTAAGACAAGCAGGAGCTACGCTATCCCAGATAGCACAACAGCTTGGCTACGCTAATGAGGGTGGCGCATACAAGGCCATCATGCGAGAGTTAACTGCCTCTGCCTTTGCTACCGGGGGCCACGAGGCCGAACGACAGGTAGCACTAGGAAGACTTGACAGGATGCTCCTGTCGATCCAGCCACAGGTGCAGACAGGCGACCTTACTGCTATCAGTACAGCCCTACGTATAGAAGAGCGTAGGGCTTCTCTTATGGGCCTTGATGCACCGAAGCAAATCGAGGCAAGGATCAGGGTTGACGTCATCTCGTGGAACCAAGCAATCAAGGACTTCATCGATATCTACAGGCAGTACCACAGTGCTGCACCAGAAGCACCGATGCTTCTGTCTAGTTTAGACAAGCTAGGACAGGAGAGGTTTGCAGGAGTGGTCTAATGAGAAACTACTTCAAAGATAAATGTGGTATCAAACCATTGAAGAACAGTAACAACGCCCGTAGTGAGCGTTCTAGCCACTGTACAAAAGGAATCCACAGGGCCGGACATATATTAAGTTACACAGCGAACCAGATACCACGGGATCAATTTGCCCCACAGATTTTTCCAAATTTTTGGGTTGCCTAATTTAGGAGTCTCTCATGCAGATCAAGAATAGGATCAAGGAACTCAGGCAGGTCAAAGCATCGGAATTGTTACCGAATCCTAAGAACTGGAGGAGGCATCCAGTGGGTCAGGCGAATGCTTTAAGGGGAGCGTTATCGGAGATTGGGTATGCAGACGCTTTGATAGCTTATGAAACCCCGGATGGGTTAATGCTAATAGATGGGCATTTAAGGGCTGAGACGACCCCTGATATTGAAGTGCCTGTATTGGTAACTGACTTAAATGAGGAAGAAGCGAACAAGCTCTTGATGACATTAGACCCATTGTCTGCGATGGCTAGTGCTGACACGGATATATTTGATGCGTTGCGCCAGATAACCACGGTAGAGAGCGGTGCTTTACAGGAGATGTTGGACGCTATAGCAGGTGGGAGCCTCAAGTCATTGGAGGCGATACCGAAGCCCAAGATCGGGTTGACCGACCCTGACGAAGTGCCACCAGAGCCAGAGGAGGCGTGGGTACAGGTGGGCGATTTATTCCAGTTGGGGGAGCATCGGGTGATGTGTGGGGATAGCACTAATCCCGTGGATATCGAGACACTTATGGGAGGGAGAACGGCGAGCCTTGTTCATGCAGACCCACCATACGGAATGAACAAAGATTTCGAGAACGACAATTTGCACGCCCGGAACCTTGACCAGTTTCAGATGCTGTGGTGGAACGCATTGCGCCCTTATGTGGACGACAATGCGAGTGCTTATATCTGGGGCAATTCTGAGGATTTGTGGCGGTTATGGTATCAGGGTGGGTTGAATGATTCGGAGCGTCTGACGTTTAGGAATGAAATTATTTGGAACCAAGTAACTGGAGTTTCGTGGGGAAGAGATGGTATGTCAGGCTTGAGAATGTATGCACAAATGGGAGAGCGGTGTTTGTTTTTCATGCTTGGGGAGCAAGGGTTCAACAACAATGCAGACAGTTACTGGGAAGGCTGGGAGCCTATACGCTCAAAGCTAGAGGCCGACTGCGAGAAGATGGGGTGGGGGCCGAAGGATATCGAGCGTATCTGTGGTGTGGGTATGTATTCGCATTGGTTCACGAAATCCCAATGGGGATTTATCACCCAAGAGCATTACGAGAAGCTACAGAAGGCAGCAAGGGATGAAGCCTTCAAGCATGACTATGAAGCCTTCAAGCATGACTATGAAGCCTTCAAGCGCGATTATGACGACCTCAAGCGCGAGTTCTATGCAACCCGTGCGTATTTTGATAATACCCATGACAACATGACCGATGTTTGGATGTTCCACAGGGTAGTGGGTGAAGACAGATATGGGCATGAGACGCCGAAACCAGTGGACATGGTAGTTCGGGTGGTCAAGTCGTCTTGCAGGGTCGGCGGAACCGTCCTAGACCCCTTCCTCGGTTCTGGCACAACGCTCATTGCTTGCGAGAAGGTAGACCGCATCTGTAACGGGATGGAGATAGAACCACGATATGTACAGGTAGCCATTGAACGCTGGCAGAATTACACGGGGCAGAAGGCGGTCAAGGTATGACACAGATCGGGAATAGTACATCAAGTTTATTGTCGGCCCTTGATTATTGGGATGATAACGTCAACAAGTGGCAGCCGTTACCGCATCAGGTTCCACCTGATGGCGTATGGGATGTCTGGTTGTTGCTAGGTGGTCGAGGGTCTGGAAAGACGATGGCAGGAACCCATGCGGTGTTAGATCATCTTCGCCAATATGGGAGGAAGGCCAGAGTAGGAATAGGCGCACCCACGATAGCTGATGCTCGGGACGTATGTGCGGAAGGTATCACTGGGCTGATTAATCTAGCCCCGACCGAGTTCAGGTATAACCGATCGATAGGGGAAGCCCATCACAAGGATGGTGGTTATGTGAAGTTCTTAGGAAGCGAGGAGCCAGCACGGTGGAACGGGCCACAATGGTCGTTGCTCTGGGCTGATGAACTGGCGTTATGGAATGAGGCCAGCTGGCATCAGGCGCAGTTCGGTTTGAGGCTAGGAGAACACCCCAAAGCCATAGTCACCACGACCCCAAAGAACCGACACTTTGTCAGGGTGCTTTCTGAGTTACCTAGTACGAGGACAATCAGGGCGACGACCTATGATAACCCGACGTTATCTGAGTCTGTGCAGGAACGCTTGCGTCAGCAATATGGTGGGACACGTATAGGCCGTCAGGAAATAATGGCTGAATGGCTGGACGATGTACCCGGCGCATTGTGGACAAACAGTATGATCCGATCGAAACCTTTGCTAGAAGTGCCTGATATGGAACGAGTTGTGGTGGCAATTGACCCGGCAGTTACCACGAATAAAGACTCAGACGAGACAGGGATCGTAGTGGTAGGGAGAGCAGAGGACGACCAGTTTTATGTTCTGGCTGATTACAGTGGGAAATACAGTCCTGACGCATGGGCCGAGAAGGCCATTGAGGCGTATGAAACCCATCAGGCTGACCGGGTTATAGGGGAGGTCAACAATGGCGGTGATATGGTTGAGCATACTTTGCGGACTGTTCGTTCTGATTTACCGTATACAGCAGTTCATGCGAGCAGGGGGAAGCGGATAAGAGCCGAGCCGATAGCTGCGCTGTACGAGCAGGGCAAGGTTTGGCATATCGGGGATTTGAATATACTGGAGGAGCAGCTGGTATCTTGGACTCCCGACAGCGGATCAAGTCCTGACCGATTGGATGCCTTGGTCTGGGGTCTAACTGAATTAAGTCAGAAGGGGAAGCCGAACATCAGGTGGATCACATTATGATGCTGACAAGCAGAACTCTTCGATCGTGGTGGAGGGCTATGCTCCATCCAGTGAGGAGCAGGGTCGTACTTGCAGGGGCAATGGAACTCGCAGGGATAGGCTTGGTCTTATATGGCTTGTATAGGATACATCCATTGGCATTCATTATCGTGGCTGGAATTACGTGTATAGTCCTAGCGCAAGGATTAGCGACAGGGGGTGACGAATCATGACATTGTTGAGACGTTCTTTTGAGTCGGTCTTTAAGGTAAACACTGAAAGACCTCCCCTTGCTTTAGCGTCCGGGCTGAATCTAGGAGGGTTTGCTGGAGGAACAGGCGTAGCAAATCACCTCTCACAGATGCAGGCAATGACCCAGACCTCGTGGCTGTTTGCTGTAGTGGATCGAATAGCAGCTTCTACAGCTGCGGTCTCTTGGAACCTGTACAGGCGAATGCCGAATGGAGAAGTGAGGACTGTACCTAGTCACCCGTTTCTAAATCTCTGGCAATCGGTGAACCCATTCTATACAAGGCACGAATTCATAGAAACATCAGTACAGCATTTTGAACTGACCGGGGAAATGTGGTGGTTGGTTGTGCGTTCCCCCGGCGGTATTCCTCTGGAACTCTGGCCGATCCGACCAGATCGAATCCGCCCAGTACCGCACCCGACCGAATTCGTCGCTGGATATGTCTACTCGATAGGCACTCTACAGATACCTCTTCTGCGTGATGATGTTATCTTCATCCGAAGGCCGAGTCCGCTCGACCCATACAGGGGGATCGGGACGGTTCAATCACTGCTGCTGGACTTAGGTGCAGAGCAAATGGCTGCTCAATGGACGAGAAACTTCTTCAGTAACGGAGCCATGCCGGGGGGCATTCTACAATTCGACGAGGGAATGTCAGACGCAGACTTTGAACGCTTGGTATCTCGCTGGTCGGAGCAACACCAAGGAGTGGCGAATGCTCACCGAGTCGCTGTTTTAGAGCGAGGCAAGTGGGTCGATCGCAAGTTTAGCCAGAGAGATATGCAAATGGAACAGCTACGAAAGCTGAATCGGGACATTATTCTAGGAGCCTTTGGTATCCCTGCTTCAGTAATGGGTGTCACAGAATCAGTGAACCGGGCAAATGCTGAAGCAGGCGATGTTATGTTTGGACGCTGGATACTCAAACCACTACTTGAGAGGATCAAGCAGGCCGTCAATGAACGCCTTGTTTCTAAGGCAGACCGAACCTTGTTCCTTGATTACTCAGACCCTAGACCTGAGAACAAGGAACTGCATCTGAAGATAGCAGACACAGGCTACAAGGGGGGGTTCCTGACACGTAACGAGAGCAGGGAGTTGCTAGGGTATGGGCAGGCGTTGGACGGTGGAGATGAATTCGCACAGCCATCGCCAGCCCCTCTCGCTGCGTCGATAGAGGATATGGTTCTAAAGGCTGCAAACGATCTTCGGGATGACGAGATAAACGACGAGGAAGATTCGATGGAAGCCCACTGGGCTAGAAGGTTCAGAAACGAACGAGACGCATTGGTTGCCTATCTTGAGGAGGTGGGTTGATGAAGAGAGAATTTAAGTGGCCCACTATATATGGTATGGCGTGCGATCAAGGGATAGGCCACGGGCGCATCATATTCCAATATGACCCGGATGCCACATGGCATTCATTTTGTGATGGCCATGGCGTACACATGGAAGGGAGATACTTCGTTGGGTATGGTGGTTTTTACTCAGATTCCGACACGCTTGTCTACGGTAGTGGCGGAGTGGGAATCTCTTATGGGGATATCATTACTCACGACCCCGAATCTTGCTCAAAAGGACTAGAGGAAGCAAGGAGATAGGCTATGGTCATACGTACCAAGATAGAAGCTGGAGACATTGACGGATACGATTGGAACTGGAGTGACAAGTTTGCCGAGGAGTTCATAGAGGAACTTGCTAGGGCGTTCATGGTGTCGTTTCTTGCTACTGTACCTGACGCTCCGATTTCAGAACT